CTTCTTAACATAATAATTCCTTGGTTAATCTCAAGTTAAACTCCCTAAAAACCCCCAACACCACTCATGCATGCTGGGGGAGCCGGGCAGGGAGAAGAGACCCGGCTAATTTAGTCAATTAGACTGAAAGGTTGCTAATTACACCATGAAAACAAGGGTTGATGTAACACTCAAGGTATCCACCATATCTTGCTTCGTAGCTGTCAGAATCAGCTTTTCTTAAGAAAACCGTTCCATCATCATCAAACCAACCGAAGTCTGGTCTGTGGTGCATGTGAATGTGGTTGTCATTAAGAAGGTAGATTCTGTCGTCTTCAACAAATCTTTCTGGAAAAATTCCAACAGGACCGTCAACAGACATGAACTCAACACCGCTAAAAGAGATATCAGCACCTGATTTAGACTTAAGTCCAGCTCTTGTATTAACAGTGTATCTCTTTTGATCTTCAAGAAGATTTAAGATTTTTTCATACTGCTTGTAAGAAGTAACGATTAAGTTAGGAGACTTACCAGAAGCTTTCTTAACTTTTAACATCATTTCATTTAATAGATCTGTAGAAACAGCCGCTGAAGCAGCGTCTTTCTTTTGAGCTTGCCAACGACGACCATGAGAAATTCCATAAGAAGAACCAGTAGACTTATCTAAAAGTTTAAGTCCTTGTGGATCGTTGTTCTCAGAACCTTGCATGAAAATATCCCCTGATAAAGCAATTCCAGGTACATCAAATACACCGGAGTTAGGAGTAGACTCAGTATTAGTACATTTCAAAATAATTTGAGATGTTTCTGGCAATACTTCTAAAATTTCTACAGCTTTATCTGAACCAATATCTACTAGATCTCTTTCTTCAAAGTTAGCTTCTTTAAAATCAGAAATAGTAAGTTTAACACCGCTATTTGCAACAGCAGTATCAACTATTACGCCGGCACTTGCTGTCCCTAATTTACCTGTTCCGTCATTGAAAAGAGCACGAGAAAGGTTTCTCATAAAAGATTCAACACCTTTTTGTACTACTTCTTTAGTAGCTCTAACAAAGGCACCTTCATCAGAAAGAGCAGCTTTGATAGATTCTCTATCGATTTCAACAACAGCATACATTTTCTTAGCAGTGATTCGTGCATCACCGTAGATTGCTGTGTTTGCTTTTGGTAGAGATCCAGAACCTACACCACCACTAAAAGATTGTGGTACAGTAATTGCTAGTTCTTTACCAGTAAAGTTGTAAGATTTTTTAACACGCCCTAAAAGTACGTTAGCTGAGTTATATACGTTTTCAGAAAGCTTTTCGTACTTAATCTTAAATAGAGCTGATGCTTCGCTTAGGCTAAATTGTCTTTCGCTTGCCATTATTAACTCCTTAGTTAATTAAGTTTAAAGTTCGTCCCAATCTATAAATTCTTCTTTAGATCGGGTGTTTGCTTGTTTCTTTTGTGGTTGACTATCAACTACTTTTTTAGAAACAGATTTAGATGCTTCTTTTTTAACGCTACCATAAACCTCTTGTACAATCTCCATAAGATCGTTGTCATCAAAGGACGGATTCTCTACAATTATCCTTTGAAGGCTTTCAACTACCTCATCTTGATTTGCAAGAACAGGATCGATACTAGATAAAACTTCATCTGCTTTAGAGAAAGCTGCTGCATGAACATAATATTCAGCAACAGAAGCAGGTGTAATCTCACCTTCGTATTCAGATTCTAATAGTTCATTGTATGCTGTTTTAAAATCTTCATCTGAAATACCATGAGCTTCCTGTACGTTCGCGATTTGTAGCTCGAGGTCCTTTAAGGCTTGCTCTTGCTCAACTCGTTGCTGTGCAGACTCTTGTTGTTTAAGCAGATACTCATTTTCATTAGAAAGTTGTTCTGCTCTCAATTCTTCAGGGGACATCATTGCTCTACGTTCTATTTCTGGAGTCAATTGACTAAGAATGTTACTCTTAAATTCATGAGGCTTCATACCAGAAAATTCTGCAAAGTATTGTAACGCTCCTAAAGCATCGTTATTTTTTAATTTATCAGCAAAATCATTTATATATTTATTAATTTGATCTATTTCTTTATCATATCCAGTTTTGTAATCTTCAAATTCTTTTTTCTGACTAGAAAATTCTTGAAACTTTTTATCATAAGATACTTTACCACTATAATTATTTAAAAGCTCTTGTAGCTCGACATCTACTTCTTCTCCGTCGACTTTGTGTTTAAATATTGCATTAGCCGCGATTTCAAGCTCTTGGTCACCATATTTTGCGATAAGCTTTTTGATTTCTTCAATTTGTTCTTCAGACGCTTCGCTCTCTTCTTGCTTAGCTTCAACCTCTTCTCCGCTACTCTCACTTTGAGGTTCTGATTTGTTCTCCTCGCTCTCTTTCTTACTTTCACCTTTGGCTTCACTCATTAACTCCGCTGCTGAACGTCCATCAGTTAGATTGTCTAAATCGTCAAAAGATAATGCTTCTGCATTAGACGCTGCCTCTGGAGCAGTCTCTACTGATTCATTAATTACCTGTGGTTGTGAAATTTCTTCACTCATTTGTTTCTCCCTTGTCTAGTTCTGATTTATCTTCTCCAGGAATCATTCCTGTAACTTGTTCTCCTCTATTAGTTTCTCCTTGAACTACTAAGCGTTGCTGCTCAATGGAACGAGGTACATACCCATTAGGAAAAATTGGAAAGTTAGGTAGTTCTGCTAATTTTGCTTCAAAGCCAGGATTAACTTTAGCTCTTTCTACCATTAAAAATTCATGAATAGCAATATGCTGTAACATTTCTTCACGTCTTTCAGGTGGACATTCTTCTTTAAATGTTCTGTCCTGAATAGATTTAGTGTGTACTTTCCAGTGTAAGATGTGATCTTCAAAATCTTCTGGATCTCCAGCCGGTCTACCAGCCATAATATCTTCATTTTCAGATTCAGCCGCTTTTATAGCTACAGTCATTAATGTATTCATTTTTTCTGTATCGCCTAAATCTAAAAGATCAATCCATCTTTCATTTGATAGTAAATCAGGTTTCATTTGCATCATTTCAATAATTCTTTGTACTCTACCTGCTTTTGTTTCAGGTAAACCAGATCCAAGCTCTAATCTAACATCATAACTTTTACTTAGATTTGCTGTATCAAAATGACGAATAATGTATTTATTGTTTTTACCAACTATACGTAACATTCTGCCATCATCAGGTTGGTAATAATCCCCTGCTAAAGCAATTGTTTGCTTAGCTAATTGAGATACCATATTGTTGTGTTTAATAACTAATGTATGATTTCTTTCTTGCTCTTGTTCATTTAAAAATTGTAATGCAACCGCTGCTGTAATACCTGCTGGAGGTTGTCCACGAGAAACGCCTTGAATACCATATATCTGACCCATTTCTTCTCGTAAAGCATTTCTAAATGAATATGCTTCAGGTGGGTTAGGTTGTGTTTGAATCATTTGAGGAGGTACTGGACCTTGATATTGAACAATAGTATTATCGTTACCTAATGCTTCTATCTTACATGCACCTCTAGGCATTACCCATTTAGCATGTCCCATCATATAAATATTTTTAGCTAATAATGTAGATAGATTGTCATGCATTGTTTGAATAGGTCTAACCATTTCATACGCAGAAATACCATTTAGTTGTTCTGGTATATCCATATCAGTTAAACGTATGAATGGTAAGTGATCTCCACTATAATTTAACTCAGAATACTCTAACATAGCTTCTTTTGTAAATTTTACATAATATCCATCAGGACAATGCTTAGTTCTTTTGTGCCAAAATTCATATACTACAGTTTCTTCTTCTAATAAATGTTCTGTTAAAGAATCTGCATCAAATGCTTTTACATTAGTAGTATTTTTTAATTTTTCTTTAGCTTTAGGATAATCTTTTTTCAAAGTGTCAGTAGGAACAACAGATACTCTAAAACAGTATTCTACATCATTAAGATCTTTTTGTCTTTGTAAGTATACTCTCCAAGGAACTTCTATTTTATATTCAATATCACCTGTTCTTACTGGACGCTTAGGATTTAGAATAATTCTTTTACCTTTTTCATCTAAAACTTCATTTCCTTCATCATCTAATAAAGGTAATTTAAGTCCTAACTCTTTAGCTTTTACCCACATAGGATGTAGGTCACCTTTATCTTTATTCCATTGTATAAAACAATAAGATTCACCAAAGATAAATGCATTTCTCAACATTTTTTGTCTTAATTCATCAATATTGTTAATATACCATAAATGATCGATAAGATACTTAACTGCCTTAGCAGAATTTCTATCTTCATACTCATCATTTGTAGGAATAACATTTACAGAGGACTTTAACCGAGTTAATTGGGAAATACGAGTTTCGGTCATATCGTGGAGGTGGTTAACAATGAATTTATTAACCTTATTAAGGAATTGTCGGTCTGATCTTCTAATATCTGTACGCTTAATAGTAGAAGTCGCACCTCTGTATGTTTCTAAATTTTTTCTCATCTTAGAATTACGTGCAACAGCTTGTTTTTCTAAGGTTTCTATGACTTTTGTACACCATTTAAATACAGCTTCGTCGCCTTCGTCCTTTACAGAGTGAAATGGCTTTACATTTACCTTATCTGGACGATCATCACCTAGTTCATCAAAAAAGCTCATATTAAATTATCCCGTATTCTTCGTTTTCTTCTTTTTGATCTTGATTTATCTCTTCAAACACCTTTTGATCACTAAAAGTAGGATCTAAGGCTTCGGAAGTAGGCATAAACTGCACAGTATGTGTTTGTTTTTCCAATGATTTGACCAAAATCAAGGCGTACAGCGTCAATGGTAACAGAACTGCCGTCAAAATGCAAGATACAATTGATAAAATTAGTGAAATTTCAACAAAATTCATTACTTAGTCCTCCCAGGGAATTAGACCTGTAGTCCAATCCATTTCTCTTTCTAAAGAAGCTATATCATCTTTCATAGTGTAGCCTCTTCTATCATCTTTTTCTTTTATTTTTTCAAATACTTCATTCATATCGTAATTTGCCGTAGCATTTAGATATCTCCAAGCATCTATTAAGTGATCATTCTTTTTAGGAATATCACCTTTATCTGTTCTTACATATTGTTGTATTTCCCACTTTAGTTTAACCAATCTATCTGAAATGTCAACTATTTCATATATCATTTGATCTTTGATTAAGGAAAGTCCATTCTCTTTTTTATGTAAAGCTTTAGCTGTAGGCATAAAATATGTACCAAATTGACCCATAATTTCATTTGCAAACCAGGCAGCAGCTTCATCATATACTTTTATCCAATCATCATCTACATCTCCAT